CCCCCGCCCCCGCCCCCCAACACCCCATTGCCGACTGACGGTCCCTCAATGGGCTCTCGGCCTGTGGGCGCGCCCTCAATGGGCTCTCGGCCAGCCGCGCCTAACCCCAACTTCCAAGGGACGCCCTACGTTCCCAACCCGAACGCGCAGCCAGTTCCGAAGCCTGGGCAAAGCGGCACGACTCCAAACACGCCGCCTCCCTTCGTTCCCAATGGAGGGTACGGGCAGCCGGGGCAGTACGCCGCGCCCAATCCGGGTAATGATCCCCGCTTCAGCTTGCCGACCTTGCCCCTGCCGACCTCGGAGCAAGAGGCTTACGACCGTGCATTGGCTGAGTACAACTCGCCGGAATACGCGGCCTATTACAACTCGCTTGCGCCCTCAACCCGCGCCTTTATGCACGCGCCGGGAAACGCTGCGACGGGGCAGTACCTTGCTGACGGTGCGCGCTCTAACTACCAGGCCTTCGGCAACAACGTGCCGTGGGTACCCAACCGCTAGGAGCCGATCATGTTTGACCCCGCAGTGCTGCAAATCCTTGGGTTAAATCTTCTAGCGGGCAAATCCCCGAATTTTGGGGAGAACGTCGGCAATGCGGGCCTCGCCACGCTTCAGTACCAGCGCCAGCGCGAGGAGGACAAGTACCGCAAGGAGGAGCGCGAATACCTCAAGCAGCAGCGCGAGATGCAGATAGCGCAGATGAAGCGAGAGCAGCAGTTCCGTGATGCCTTGGGGCAGGCAGTCCGTCCTGGCATTGCGGCTGATCCCCTGACGCCGATGGACGATGAGGGCAACCGTATGCCGTCGTCTCGACCGACGATGGATTTCTCTCGAGCAATGCAAATTGACCCGCTTGCGGCTCTGCAAGCCCAAGCTCAGTTTGCACAACTCAACCAGCCCAAGACTGTGAAGCTCGGGAAGGGCGAGGCTGTGTTTGGTCTTGACGGGCGCAAGCTCTTTGACAATCCTGAGCGACAAGAGCAGTGGGCAACAATGTCGCCAGAGGATGCCGCTCGCATGGGGTTGCCTCCCGGCATTGGCTATCAGCGCAACTCAGCCACCGGCAAGATTGATGCGTTTGGCTCTCGTGCGCCTGTAACCAACGTCACGACCAACGTCAACAACCCCAAAGAGACGTTCAAGGACTCGCTGACGCTCAAGAAAGACTTTGACGGTCAGCCTGAGGTCAAGGGGTACAAGGAAGTGCGCCAAGCGTGGGATCAAATTTCCACGGCCCTTGCCAATCCTTCTGGCGCCAATGATCTTGCTGCTGCAACGAAGTTTATGAAGCTGCTTGATCCAGGCTCCGTGGTGCGCGAGTCCGAACTTAACATGGCCATGCAGGCCACTGGCGCGTTTGACCGAATGACTAACTATCACAACCAACTGCTTAACGGGCAAAAGCTGACACCACGTCAGCGGGAAGATTTCTTTGCGGCCGGCAAGGCCTTGCACGATGCCGCTAAGGGGCGTTACGACCAGACAGTAAATCAGTACCAAGGCATCGCCCAACAGTACGACCTAGATCCGTCGTTCATCTATCGTGCGGATGTCAAGCTGATAAAAAACACTACCAAGATAGTGGAGGCGCGTGACGCAATCAAGAAGGGCGTTCCTCGTGCTCAAGTAATCAACCGGCTCGTTGAGGCGGGGTACGACCCGGAGGGATTGTAAATGGCTCAGAAAAAAAACGGCCTGTTTGACGATCTCATTAAGCAATACACAATTGACCCCACGGAGGGCATGAGCGGCTACGAGAAATTTGCCGCCGGGATGGGAAAGGCTTTGACCGACATTGGTTTGGGCACCAGGCAGCTTTTTAATCTAGCCTCCAAGGAGGAGGTGGAAGAAAAGCGCCGTCTTGACGCGGCCCTGATGAAAACGGGCGCTGGCATGGCGGGCAACATTGCGGGCGGCGTTGGCTTTATGGCTCCGCTCGCCATCATTCCAGGCGCGGCTACCATCCCCGGCGCTGCGCTTGCTGGAGCCGCCTTGGGGGCAGTAGAGCCCGTTGGTGAGGGTGATAGCAGGGCGGGTAATGTCATGCGCGGCGCGGCGCTGTCTGCTGCAGTTCCGGCTGCCATAGCGGGCTATAGGGGCGCTAAGTCGTTGGCCGAACCCTTTTACCAAGGCGGGCGCGAACGCATCACGGGCAGGGCATTGCAACAATTTGGCGGTGATGACGTGGCCAGTAAGGTCGCAAATGCCACTGGCGAACTCGTGCCGGGCTCAAAGCCTACGCTTGCGGAGGCGACGCAAAGCGCGGGGTTGTCAACTCTGCAACGTAGCGCATATGCCACCAACCCGCGGCTCAAAGACGCAATGGACGCAAGGGAGTTGGCAAACAACGCCGCCCGTGTTCAAGCTCTGCGATCCATAGGCGGGGAGCCGGGGCGGTTAGAGTTTTTTGAGGCAAGTCGCAACGCCGTTGCAGACGATCTTTACAAAAAAGCATTGGCGGAAGTGCCGGACTCCACCCCGTGGATTAAGGGGGAGGTCACACAACTCATGAAGCGGCCCGCGTTCGTAGATGCGCTTAAAAAAGCGCAAACCCTGGCTGCTAACGAAGGCTATCGTTTAGGTAAAGCAGGCAAATTCTTGGAAGAGGATGCTACGCGCATACTTCATTACACCAAGGAAGCCCTTGACGACATGATTGTTGTTGCACCAAAGAATGAGCAAAAAGGGCTGCGCGCAATAAAAGACAAGGTTGTGTCCCTCATTGAGTCAAAAGATTTTTCTCCTAGCTATCGCGAGGCTCGGGAAACCTTCAGAAATATGAGTCGCCCGATCAATCAAATGCAGATTGGGAAGGAGTTGGAGAAGCGCGCACTTAACAACATGGACGACGCTCTTGGAAACCCCACACTAACCCCGGCTAGATACTCCAACGTCCTAAAGTCGGGTGAGGACGTGGTAGCTAAAGCCACAGGCCGGAAGCAGGCGTTGGACAGGGTGCTAGACCCAGAGCAGATGGCGCTCCTTGAGAATCTTCGCAAAGACCTTTCTAGGCTCAATGTGTCACGAACGGCGGGCAAGGCGCTGGGCTCTCCGACTGCGGAATATCTGTCTAGCCAAAACCTTCTACAGCAAATAGCGGGTCCGCTAGGGATGCCAAAGTCTTGGGCGGAATCTACGCTGCTGCGGTCGGCGGTACGTCCTATGGACTGGGCGATGAAGCGGGCAGAACCGGACGTTCAAGAGGTGCTGGCCAAGGCACTGCTTGACCCCAACGAAGCGCAACGCCTGTTAATGCTCTTGGAAGCGCAGAACGCCGGATTGCTCGGGCAAATGTCTGCCCGATTGCCGTACATCTCAGCGCCCTTGTCGGGGCTGTTAGCGACGAGTGCCGCCGATACGGCGAAACAGTAGCCGCTTAACCCTGCCTTCGGGCAGGAAGCGTTTGATGACCAAGCTGATAGGCAGCGCTATACATCCAAACAGGATGAGCGCTCCAAAGGGTTTGAGCAGTATCGCCCAGTGATATGGCTCCATGTCTCCATTCTAGCCCCTTCCGAGGGGCTTTTTTACGTCCGTAGGAACACCTATGCCTGACATTCTCCTCTCCGTTTCGTGGGCCGTAATGGGCGTCATTGGCTGGTTTGTCCGGGTGCTGTGGGAGGCGGACAAGGAGTTACGCCAAGACCTGGCCAAGCTCCGGGAAGAAATCCCCAAGGAATACGTCAACCGGGACGACTACCGCCAGGACATCCAAGAGATCAAGCAGATGCTGCGGTCGATCTTTGAGCGGCTGGATGAGAAGGCTGATAAGTGAATCCCCGTATGGTGGTGGCGTCCCTGTCGTTATCGGGGGCGGGCCTCATTGGGATTGCTTTACACGAGTCCTGGCGGGATACGGCTTATCTCCCGACCCCTAACGACGTTCCCACCATCGGCTTTGGCTCGACCGACGGGGTAAAGCTGGGCGACAGGATCACGGTGGAAAGAGGTCTTATCAAGCTCGCGGAGGACGCTTCAGACGCTGAAAAGGCTGTCCGTAAGTGTGCGCCCGTACCCATGTACCAGCACGAGTTTGATGCGTGGGTTTCGTTTGCCTTCAACGTGGGTAGCCATGCCTTCTGTACCTCTTCAGCCGCCCGCCTGCTTCGCAATGGCAAGTACCTAGAAGCCTGCGCCCAGATGGATCGGTGGGTTTATCAGGGCAAGAACGTATTGCCGGGGTTGGTCAAGCGCCGTGCCCAAGAACGAAAACTCTGCGAGGGGAAGAAATGATTGAGGAGCTTGTAGGGCGCGTCTTTGCGATGCGAAACGTCGCTCACCGGGAGCACTGGAAGACCCGTTCTTTCGCCGCTCACATGGCTTTAGGGGCTCTGTACGAGGGCCTTCCTGACCTGATCGACGGGATCGTGGAGTCCTACCAAGCGCAGCACGGGCTTGTAGAACTGGACGGCAAGTTTGTGACCCCGGCGGTAGAGGACTGCCTGTCGTTCCTCAAGGAGCAGGCCAAGTGGGTTGCCGAGCACCGGGAGGATTTTTGCTCTGATTCCTCCGACATTGAGAACCAGGTGGACTCGTTGCTGAAGCTGTTGCACTCAACCGTTTACAAACTGGAGTTTCTGAAATGAACAAGTTTCTCGAGAAGCTGAAGGATTACTGGTACGAGGTGCCTAAGTCTGCCAAGCAGATCGCCTACGGATTCGTTGCCGGACTCGTGCTCGGGCTGATTCTGTGAGGGAAGTCTGCGCGCTGATTGCTGGTGGGTTGGCGCTACTGGCCTTCACGCTCGGGGTTGGTGTCGGGTCGCATTTCTCTGCCAAGTCGCTGGCAAAGCTCCAAGCCGAGATTGGCGTGGCAACGAAGGTGCATGAGGCAGAGCTTCAGCGGTTGACCGAGTACGGGCAGCAGCTTGAGGCGCAGTTGAAGCAGCGCAATGTGCAAATCAGGACGGTAACGAAGGAGATTGTCCGTGAGATTCCCAAGCTGGTCGGTGATGGTGTTTGCATCAATCCTGGCTGGGTGCGCGTCCACGATGCCGCCGCAGCCGGTGTGTCCGTCGGCGCCAGCGAGTTTGTTGGCCCCGCCCCAGACGTTACAGCCGCTCGTGCCGCCGAAGTCGTAGCGCAGAACTACGGTGAGTGTTTGATATGGCGGGAGCAACTCCTCGGCTGGCAGAAGTGGCATGGGGAGGAAACCGAATCCAAGAAGCGCATCAATTCCATTTTGAGGGCCCAATGAAAATCATAGCGATTGCTGTCCTGTTGTTGCTTACGGGTTGCGCCACGTCCAAGGAATACGCCTCTTATCTTGCGGCTCACCAAGCTGCCCACGAGGCCAAGGCTTCGGCAGAGAAGGCGCGGTTTGCTGCGATTGCCGAGATTGCCAAGAACGCCAATGACCCGTCTGCCAGGACTGCTGCCGTGATGGCTTTGGCGATGGGCAAAAGCGAGTCGCAAGTGACTCCCCCGGCTCCGCCTCAGGACAAGGTTTTGCAGTGGGCGTCCATTCTGATGCCGACGCTCACCAACATTGCGACGGCAGGCTTTTCCTACCGCGCCGGTGTCGTGGCCTCCAACAACAGCCGAGATGTCACGGTGGCGGGCTACAACACCTTTGGGACGATGGCTAGCTCGGGTTTTGCGGCGATCAACAACACAGCCTCCGCAGGCTTTGCGGCCAATAACGGAATTGCGACCGCAGGCTTTAACGCTGCTTCAACGATTGCCTCTCACATTCAAGCTCCGCAGCCCAACATCACGCTTTCTGGCAACGGGGTGATTGGCTCGGGCTCTTATGTTGGGCCCGTCACGACCACCACCACTACGACCACGACAAACAGCAACAACCGCACATGCACGGGTGGCGTTGGCGGCAACGGCGCTACAGGCGGCTCCGGGGCTACGGGTGGCGCTGGTGGAAACGGCACAACCACGGGCGGCTCGGGTGCTACGGGTGGCAACGGCGCCACGGGTGGGAGTGGTGCGACGGGTGGTGCGGCTAACTGCTAGGAGTAGGACATGGGGCTGCTAGACGTTCTTCAGAGCGCCAGCAATGCCGTAGCTGGCAACGTAGCAGGGCCGGTGGACATCCTGTCCCTGCTGCTTCGCAAGGGCGGTGTGCCCATTCCTGACGAGCCTGTAGGGGGCTCTGAGTGGATGAAGCGCAAGGGGCTCATGCGCGACGTGGGAATGGGCCCCGGCAGGATTGTGGGGGAGACGCTAGGACTCCTCGCGCCTACGGCTATCGCTGCCAAAGCCCCTCAGATTGCCCGTGGGCTGCTGCAAGCGCAGGAGAACGCTGTCGCTCCGAGAACGCTGTCGCCCGAGGCGGGGGTGTTCTTGATGCACACCCCGCTCAAGCCCAATCCCGCTGTGGGCACTCGGTACGAAACTGAATACATCGGCGGGCTTGCTGACAAAGCACCCGTCAAGATTGAAGACCTTAAGGGCTCTAGTCTTCTCACGATGCCGTGGGATTTGACTAGCAGGAATTACAAGGTCAAGTCCGTTTCGGATGAATTGCTACCCCAGCCAGTTTTGACGACGGGCGGACAGGATTTCGCGCGGGACGTAGCCCACATTGAGATGAATGTTGGCGGGGCGTCAAACCTCGGGATCGCTAAGCGCATTCAAAACAGGGCAAAGGCCGCCGAGCAGGAGAACGCGGCTGCTGGCGGATCGGGGCTTGTGTATCACGTGCCGACGACAATGGCTCCGTCGTCAATGAACTTCAGCACTATGCCGACTGAAGTGCTTTTGCAGCTAATTGACAAAGCTGGCGTAACCAAGAAGGCGGCGAAAGAGTTTGACAACTCTGTGCGGACGCTTGTTGGCCCTGGCGGTAAGCCAATGTATGGCGGGTTCAGGGGCATTTTGTCCGACGAGGGCCGTAACCAGTTGAGGTCTACAGGCATTGAGGGCGGCGCGACTGCCGGAGAGCTTCGCAAAGCGTTTGTGGACCGCATGAACCTAAAAGAGAATCAGGCTAGGTTCGCGTTCAATGCCGAAGACGTTGTGAGCGCTTTGATTGACCCGTCGTTACGCGGAGTGCGAGACGGGATGGCTGGCAATACGATCATTCGCGCTTTCCCAGAGGAACGGTTGATGCGCTCTACGCACCCGTCCTATGACACAGACATCCCCGGCAAGTATTTTGGGTCAATGCCGAATGTGCCGCTTGACGTGCTTATGCCGAAGATGTGGGAGCGCACTTACGCAGAGATGGCGGGGCGCGGCGGCGATGTTCGCAAGAACACGATTGGCGCACTACAGCGCCGAGGCTCTGGCGTTGCCGAAGTCGTTGATGACCGAGTTATCGAAAGCGTCAATCGATACCTAGAGGGGCTTCTAGGGCGCGCTGCTCCACGTTAGCCGCTTCTGCCTCTGCAAGCATTGCCGCATCTTGCAAAAAGCTAATGAGGTCGTCAGGGCGCATCGCAAGCGCTGCGTCGTTTAGCTCGACGATCGGCCCTCCTTTAGCGCGCAAGACTATCTTAATTTCTGGACGCATAACAACCTCCTTGTTTAGTGAGACTGCCGGATGACGACCATCGCTGTCAATAAGGAATGCATGGCAGCAGACACGAGGGTGATTACCGGCGGCTCCTTCTACCACGCGCCCAAAATTCACCGCATCGGGGACACGCTGTGGGGGACCGCCGGAGACGCCTTTGCCTGTCTCGCGGTCATAGATTGGCTCAAGACCCCCAAACGCAGCCCGTTCCTCCTCCACAGAGCCTTTGCCGACCACGACAGGGACTCTGTGCTGCTCGTGGGACTAGGGCCGGAGGGAATCACACTTCTGACCGGCTGGGGCACGTTTGAGCGCGTGCTAGACGACCAAATAGCCATTGGCTCAGGAAGCATGGCGGCTCTAGAAGCCATGCGCCACGGCTCCGACCCCGAGATGGCGGTCAAGCGGGCCATGACTCACGACGAATGCACCGGGGGGCACGTCCAAGTGGAATACCTCTTGCCCCCGGAACTCTTGCCCAAACGACGAAAGCGACGATGAAAGCAGCCGTTGACGAAGCAACCTTTGTCCAAGTTTGGAAAGAAACAGGCGGATCAGCCGTCGAGGTAGCAAGACGTATTGGCATCTCCGAGCGCAATGTCCACGCCAGGCGCGGTCGGATTGAGGCAAAGAATGGGATTGTTTTGCCATCCCAAGACATCCGCTCCAACCGGCCCAAATCCACGCCGCCGGGAAGGCTCCTCGTTGACTTGCCGGATGGCACGGTGCTCATTGGCTCAGATGCCCACGTTTGGCCAGGAGAGCTCACGACGGCTCAAAGAGCCTTCATCCAGTTCGCCAAGAAGCTCAAGCCGTCCCTCGTGGTCATCAATGGCGATCTTTTTGACGGCGCCAGGGTCAGCCGTCACCCCGCGGGCATTTGGAGCCAAGAGCAGCGGCCCACGGTCAAGCAGGAGCTAGAAGCCTGTCAGTCCTTCATGGACGAGCTGCTCAAGGCTTCCCCAAATTCCGCTCGGTACTGGCTGTGGGGAAACCACGACGCCCGATTTGAGATGCGCCTTGCTACCGTGGCCAGCGAGTACGAGGGGGTGCCAGGGTTTGCCCTCAAGGACCACTTCCCCGGCTGGACGATGGGGATGAGCCTGTGGGTCAATGATTGCGTCATCAAGCACAGGGCTAACCATAGCGGCCTTCATGCGGTCTACAACAACACCCTCAAGTCCGGGGTGTCCATCGTCACCGGCCACCTCCACAGCCTCAAGGTGACGCCCTTCACCGACTACCGAGGACACCGCGTAGGCGTCGATTGCGGGACATTGGCAGACACCGACGGCCCCCAGTTTGACTACATGGAGGACAACGCTCGAAACTGGCGCTCCGGGTTCGTCCTGCTGACCTTCAAGGACGGGCAGTTGCTCTATCCCGAGCTGGTCCAAGTTTGGGACGAAAACTCCGTCCAATTCCGGGGGGAAGTCATCGCCGTGTAGAATTGCCCCCTGCGGTCTTGAGGGTGCTGGAACTGCCGTAATTTTGATGTAATTTATGTCCATTCAAGTGCCTCTCTAGTCCCCTCTGTCACTCTGTGGGTCGTTAGCTCAGTTGGTAGAGCAGCGGACTCTTAATCCCTCGGCGCTGATGCCTGTTTTCGTTGTCGCTTCAATCACTTAGGCGCTTTTCCGGCGCCGCTGCTGCCGAACTTTTGATGTAATTCCCCCGAAGGCAGCTTCTAGGGCTTCGCGCTTGTCCTCAAGCGCCAGGTGCGCGTACCGCTTGGTCGTCTGCACTGACTTGTGCCCCAATATCTCCCCCACTGTGTAGAGCTTTACCCCCGCTTGGATCAGCAGGGAGGCCGTCGTGTGCCGCAAATCGTGATAGCGGAGGTGGGGCATCCCAATTGCCTCTCTGGCCGTCTCAAACCCGCCGTAGAGCGTTCGGACGTGCTGGGTAAAGGGTAGGGCTGCCACAAAGGGCTTTGCGGCTCCTACGAGCGGCACGAGCCTTGGAGAGCCCGTCTTAGAGTCTCTGACTCGGATAAAGTCTTCGCCCACGTCATCGGGCTGGAGCGCCATGACCTCGCTTTGGCGCAGCCCTGTGTAGATTGCGAGCCCTACGAACGCTTTTGCGAACGCTGGCGTGGCGTTGAGGAGCGCGGTGACTTGCCCGTGGTTGAGGTAGACCTCGCGCTTGGCGCCTTCGGGGACGAGGGTGATTTTCCCCGAGAGGTTGTCCTTGAGCCAGCCCTTTTTCCAAGCGTACTTGGCGACAGCCTTGAGAACTGCCAGCCGTCGATTGAGAGTTCCAGGCGCCCATCGCCCACGAGCAGCTCTTGAACGTAGGCGGTCGGCACTTTCCACAATTGATCCCAAAGCATCAGCGCCAGCAGTTTGTGCGGCACACTCAGCGTGAGACTTGGTTTGCTTGAAGGCTTTGCGCCCTTCAATGCTTTGGAGCCAGTCTGTAATTGCGGCATGGATTGTTACCTCGGGTTGTTTGGAGAGGACGGCCTGGTCAAAAATTTCACGTTTGAGCGCGGCTTCGTAGTCAGCGGCATCGGCTTTGCTGGCGAACGGGGGAAGTCGCTTAAAAACACGGTGGCCTTTGAGCATGAACTCGACGACCCACTGATCGCCTTTGCGCCTGATCGCCACGTTGTTTTCCTTTCAACAAACTGATCCAGGGCCGCTGATGGGATTCTGATGGAGCGTCCTATCTTGACGGTAGGCAGCTCCCCGCTGGCAATAAGTCTTCGCACTGACTTGACGCACAAGTCCAGCTTCTCAGCCGCAGTAGGTATGGAAATCAGCATCGCCACATCCTCCACAGCGCAAAGGGCGTCGGGCGCAGGAAATGCGGCCTCATTTGCGCCACTCCCACGCCCAGGCGGTCAGGTGCACTACCCACACCGCCGCGCCTAGCGCCCAAAACCATCCGCTCATGCCTTGACGCGCCGCTGCTTCACGGCCGCCAATCGGGCAGCCTGGCGCTCCCCAAACTCTTTGAGCCCCTGCCAGCCGTGGTGCTTCCACGATGGAACCCACGGCGCCTGTTCTTTTTTCTGTCTCATCACCACGCCCCCGCCAGTTGAAGAAGGAACAGAACCCACCCCGCGACCGCCGTCATCCCCATCAGAAGGTCGCTCACCACGGGATGTCATCTCCCGCGTCCATGTTTCCTTGCTTGAACTTGGCTTCCTTGGCTTTGACGGACATGGAGAAGAACTTCTCTCCCTGCTTGGTCTGCCGCACCCAAGCGCTCAGCCAGTACTCGCGCCCGTCGATGTTGAGCGAACCCGTGTAGCCAGGATGCTTCTCGGTTTTCTGCTCCTTGGCCTTGAACAGAATCCCGGTGTTAGTGTTGTCAAAGACTTTTTCGGCTTTCATTGCTTCCCCCTGTTTTTGAGTGTTTCGGTTTCCTCGCGGACCTCGTTCAAGAACGCCACCAACTCGTCGGCGTAGCCCTCTAGGTCCAAATCCTTTGCCTCCACCCGCACGACAAACAGCGACAGGTTCTCGGGCAGGGCAGGGCAGAACGACACGAAGTCGATCCATTGCGCCCCGGAGATCAGGACGTTGTGCGTTGCCTGGGCCGTGTAGCGGGGCGGCAAGCGGTTCTCGCGCAGATAGTTGAGGTGCGTCGCCGTCCGTGGGCACTTGATCTCCAGCACCCCCTCAAAGCCGCCGATAGCCCCATCCAGCGAACATCCCGCCTCGAGCGACACGGAGCGCAGGAACCCGCACTCCTCTGCTAAGAGCCCCGTGTGGGCCTCGTAGGCGCGCCTAGCGTCGGCCTCCAGGGCAATACCTCGCTCCATGTCGGCGTTCACAAAGCCGTCCTCTTGAGGCTTCCCGGTCAGGCGTTCGGCAATCAACTGGCAGCGGTAGTCCCGGCGGGCAGCGGCCTCGCCTGACTTGATCTTTGCCAGGATGTCTCCGGCGCGAGAGCCGGTCGCCAACCCCAAGCGATCCCGAAACCACGCCTCGGATCGCTGGGGAGCGTTGCAGATCGTGAACTTCACGCGGCCGCCTTCAGAGACGCGCTACGCTCGGTGATTGCAGCCTTGATGGCTTGGTGAGCCTCGGCGTCGTTTGCGTCCTTGCAGGCTTGTGTGGCTTCTTTCCAAACCGCCGCCAAGGTGTCCTTGTCTTCCGCATCTGCCACGCGCTGCAAGAACCCCTTCAAGGCGTCTTCAGGCAGTTTGTCCTCACCGGCAGGCAAGTCCTCTCCAGCGTAGATGTAGAGCCCTAGCCCGTGCAGCGCGATGGCTTTGGCAAGGCACCGCTGCATCGCGGTGTTGACCTGGAACGCATCCGGCTCGGGGATAGGCTGGTTGCGGTGGTTCATGACCGGGAGCTGCGCGGTCATGGTCTTGCCAAACGCGGTGACGGAGCAGAACACCATTACCGTGCTGCCGCCAAAAACCTTGGGCTCGGGGTACGTCCAGTTGGCCTCAGGATCGGCGCGGAGCAGTTGATCCACGGCCCATGCCCACGACAGGTAGGAGAGCCCGTTCTTGGCTTCTTTCTTGTCGTTGACGTTGATCGCTGCCAATTTTTCAAAGTTGCTCATTCGGCGTCGTCCTCAATGGCGGTTGCGTTGTTTTCAGCGATGTGGGGGAAAAGGTCTTGGTGGTTGAGGGCTGCGGCTAGGAGCACGGCATCGGTGAAGCTGCCTGTGCCCTTGGCAACCCGCAGCAACGCAGCGCGGTGATCTGCCACGAGCTGCTCCTCGGCCTGGTGGACGGTCTGCCACCAAGCCGCGTCATCCATGTCATGGGCGTCGTTCATTCCTGCCCCGCTTCCCACTTCGCCAGCGTGACAAGCTCGTGGTTAAAAGCAGCGCGAATTTCGGACAGCTTGTCTTCTGCGCTCAAGTCCGACAGCAGAATGTTTACGACCGTCTCGGCAAACACGCCGCCGTTGATGTCGTCAATGAGTTCGGCCCGACGTTCGTTGCAAAGCTCGTCCTCAATCTCGGCCACGCGGAGGTCAAAGTCCTCGTCGGTGGCGTCCTGCCAGTTTGGCTGGTAGTCGCCGATGACCATTGCGTTTTCAATCATTGCAGCCATGACACACCTCCCCTTGCGGGTGGCTCCTCAAAAGCGGAGCCGAAGTTGGTGGGCTTGTCTCTGGCCGCAGCGCTCGACTAGGGGGCTTTTGTTGTTGCACGACTTTTGCCCCCGCCCTGCCTGACCTAGCCCTCAGCGGGCATCGGTAT